GTGATCTGCAGCACATTGTCTGACAGCATAGTCAATCCGCTTGTCACAGCATCGAGCGCACTCTTGATGACCGCTACATCGATCACCTGGGTCTTAAAATCGAACCATGAGTTTTTCATCTTTCCCAGTGACATTGCGGCGCTGTCTAGCTTTGTGACATCAATACCACTGCCAATCTTTTGCAAAGCCTCGAAAAACTGGTCGGCGCTAATTTTGCCATCTTTCATAGCTTCCATAAGCGCACCCGAGGACATCCCAAGCGCCTGCGCGACCTGCTCACGAACTCCTGCAAGGTTTTCAGCCAGCTGACCGGAAAGCTCTTCCGACATCAGCTTTCCCTTAGATGCGATCTGGGCCATTGCGTAATAAACGCGGTTAGCGCCATCAGCGGACAGCTTGTTTGCCGTAATGAGCTTTGAGGCCGCTTCGAAATTCTTGTTTGCTTCATTTGCAGCCTGACCGGACAGGCGCAGTGCAGACGTAAAACGCACAGCAGATCCAAGAGCCTCGTCCTGGGAGATGCCGAGTTCGCGCATAGTGTTTCGAAGAGCATTAAGCTCCATTTGCGAAGCGCCGCCAAATCCGATGGACAGCTGCTTCTGAAATGCATCAATCTGGATTGTGACGCGCGCGAACTCTGCTGCAATACCAGCAAGCTGGGTGGCACCAAAAGCGGCTGCTAGACCCCGAATAGTGGACTGCAGCGAACCCATCTGCCTATTGACGTTGTCAGCAGTCTTGCCGACGCTGTTAAGCTTGGTGCCAAAACGATCAAACTGTTCAGTGCCGGTGACGCTGCCCTGAAGAATGGCCTTTATGTTAAACAGTTCAAGAGCCATCGCTTTTCTCGCTCAATGCCGTCAGTGCAGAACGCTCCATAATCATCAGAGCATCTAACATCTCTCTATGCTCTTTCACGTCGTATAAATCAAATAGCCATTTTGCGGCTATGTAATCGATACCAATCAAGCCGCCAAAACTGGTGCGCCACTGGGTTTGTAGACGCAGGAACATTTCAACGCAGGGCCAGTTATCTTCCCATACCTCAAAATTTTCAGCTTTCTCCATGTCGAGAAGATCTTGAATAACCTCTTCAGGGGCATTCATGACCTTCAGGTCATCGATAGCGTCTTGGTAAGAAGTGCTGCCACACGCCCAGTAACGTGCGGCATCTTCTAGTTTTTTCTTTTGGCCCCCGCGAGGCTTTCCATCCACGCTTTGACGATGGACGCAGACACCAGCTGCATATCGAGCAGTTCAGCCTTCAGCTTTTCCGAATAAGGCAGTTCTTCACCGCCATCGGAAATACCATTCCAGCCGACAAGGATCTCGTCAGCAACCACGCTGTCGCGCAGATCACCCTTCATGGCATCTGCCATGATCTCTTCAATGCGGGTTTGGTTGAGGCGCTTGAACTCAGCGTCGAAGGTGTGCTTGACGTGACGACCCCCGTCAACCGGCTGCTCAATGGACACCGGCCAGGAATAGCTAGTGGTCTGCTTAATTACGAATGTCATGAAATATTCTCCCTTTATGGTTGGCGGGTGTTTAAGGCACACCCGCCAAAGCCTCGGCTGGGATCACCCAGCCCAATTACTTAACGGTGATTGTGAACTCGTCGTTACCTGCTGTGGTCGGAACCAAAACATACGGGCAGGAGAGCATCACGATGCCATCCATTTCCGTGTAAGATGGGTTAACCAGATCGACCGTGCTTGCCGCCGAGATATCAACAATGGAACCAGCGGTCGCGCCATGAACGATCTGCATACTGCCGAGCGTTGAACCAATAGCAGTCGCCCAGAAATCCTTCGCCGTGACGGTCGGAGCTTCGAACACCACAGTGCCGCCAGCCTTACGGTCGGTCAGGATAACGCTCTCGGAGTTGACGAGGTTGCGATAGACCACTTCGTTGTTCAGGTTCATGCCGAACTCGGACATGATGCCGCTGAAACCGAAGAACGAGAACGTCGGCGTGTTGGACTTGTTGACCGCAGCTGGGGTCTTGAACGCGGTGTAAGTCGCAGTCAGGTTCGTGCTATCCGTGACCGTGACGTAGATGCCGGTGAAGCTGAACTTCAAGAAGGGCAGCTGCTTCGCGTTCAAGGTCACTTCGACATTTCCGCGCGCACCGATGATCTTGTGCAAAGGCGACGACGCAGCAGTGTTGTCCTGCGGCTGGAAGTAGATCGTCACGGACGAGAACGAAGCCGAAACCGGCTTGTACTCAACCTTGGTCGATGCCGTCACAGTTTCCGCCATACCGCAGGCGATCAGCAGCGGGCCATACGCTGGGGCAGTACCAGCAGCGCCAGCGCCCTGCAGTTCGACTTCAAACGACACCTGGACCTTCTGGGCGGCAATGATCTGGTCATAGTTACCAAAATACGGACGCACCAGGTCGCGGCTGACGATCTCAGCATCGAGCGGAGTAACGTCAAGATTGCGGACCAAAATAGCGTTAGCCGCGCCAGTTGGCGTGGGATCCGTGCCATAGGTGGTTTCGATTTTTGCGAGAATTACTCGCTTGCGTGAAAGAAGTGCCATTATTCACCTGCCTTTTCTGTGTCTTCGATAGCCGGGGCAGGAGCTACAGGCTCTGCCTGTTCTTCCGTGCGTTGGACAAGCTTCCGCTTTCCCGTCTTTGGGTCTGCGATGTATGAGCCGCCAATGCCGTGAAATTCATCATAATCCATATTACACCTATACCACTGTCAAATCAGTGAGTGAAGTCCTGTAAAGAATAATGAAATCATAGGAAATGATGCCAGTAGGCACGTCACTTTCCAAGAAATCCCAAGACGTGGAAACAGGCTGCACGTCATAAGCGTATCCGCCCACGGTGAGATCCGACATCACCTTCGCGTGGACCTTCTGAACGATGATATCAGCGGTCTGATCCGGAGTTTCAGCCCGAACAATTACTGAAACACGCACAACCATACGCCAATCAAGCTTTGGAATTACAGGCTGTCCAGCCTCGTCAGAGACCGGCTCGATGATCACCGCAGGGCTTTCGCCACGCGACAATGGTGCAACACGGCTGCGATAGACCGGCGCACCGATACTTGGGGCCGATGCGAGTGTCGTAGCCAGCGTGGAGAGAATAGTTTCGCGAACTGTTGTCATGACAGGAACGTCAACTTGTAGACGACACTGTCGATGGTCGAGACGGCTTCATCGATCAGGCTCTCAATCATATCACACCTTCGACAGGATAACTTCGACCAGCTTGCCATCATCGATCAGGCGCGCCTCGCGAACAGTGTAGGACGCTCCATCCACCGTCATGGCGTCACCGTAAAGCGGGACACCAAAGACAGATGTTCGAACCGTGACCATGTATTCGTTAGAAAGGATCATCCCATCACCCGTGACGGATGTCGGGGTGTCGAAGATGCCATTGCCAGTGACAGCGCCTTTAACGACCGTCACCGCAAATTCATTAAAGAAAACCGAGAGGTCTTCAACCAGCAGCATCAGCCACAGCCTTTGCAGCCTTGGCTTCAGCAGCCACAGACTTTTTCACCGCAGCTGGTTCAGCCAGTTCGACTTGATGCGCGACAAGAGATGCCTGGTCGTCCGTCAGGTCGATCACAGCACCAGGCGCGTGAACATCACCATCGAGGTGAACAAAAAAAAGTGAGCGAACCTTGTATTTCATTTCCCGATCTCCCGAAAATTGAAGGGGAGCGTCTTCCAACAAACGCTCCCCTTCGACCCAACCGAGGAAGGGAATAACCTCGGCCGGGTATTTTTAGGCGATGATGTCCGTGATCGCTGCAAAGCTTTCAGCGTGTCGGACGTTAATGTCGCAGGTCTGCATCGCACGAATGTCTACGGAACCGGCGTTGTAGCCAGCACCATATGGGTTCGGGAGAACTTCCAGACCGCCCCACATACCGATAAGCAGCTGCGAGAAATCACCGTAGATAAGCGACGACAGGTTGGTGCCGGTGCCCTTGGTGCCGTTTGCAGGAACCTGGTTGGAACGGGCAACGCCGTAACCGTTGATCATGCCAGGGGTGCCGGATGAGCGGTCGTTGAGGTTGTTGGTCCACAGGTAGTCTGCTTGCTGCGTCTTCAGCTGCTTGAGGGCAGCAACGACCTTGGCGTTCGTCAGGTAGTAGAGCGTACCGTTCAGTGCGTTGGCGATATCCACCTTGCTCTCCAGCTGGATCAGCTGGTCGATACCGTTGGTGCCACTGGTAGCAGCGTTGGCGAACGCAGCGCCGTTGGTGCCCATTGCAACCGAGCCAATGCCCGATTGGTTCAGGATACCACGCGGCTGACCCGATGAGGCCGAGCCGTTGATTGCAGCAAGGTCGATACCAAGAGCCATAACCTTAGCGAGATCGTCACGGACGATTGCTTCGATGTCTGGGGTGGACTGCTGAAGCATCAGGCGTGAGTATTGCGACCTTGCGCCGATCTGCTTGGGCGACAGGGTCACCTGATCGAACGTGGCTTCAGCTTCGGTCACAGCCGAGGCTTCCGTTACCCAGTAGGTCTGAGTTGCGCTGATCTGGCGCGGGATCGCGACGTTGCCGACGAGACCCGACAGGACCGTTGGCCCAAGGTTCATGATCAGAGCCTTGTTCCGCAGCACTTCGATGAACGAAGAAGCAAGCAGGTCGGTCGCGACGTTCGCACCGCCGGTCGCCGTAGCGCCGGTCGCATAGGCAG